TGCATCTTCAAGAAAAACTTTAGTTGTTGTAGTAGCACCAACAGATGCCGGTGTGCTTATACTAAAACCTACAACACCAAGACCTTCATATTGTTCTTGTAAATTATTTGGCCCATATGTAACATCTTCGTTATTATACATCTGTATAGGATGAGCGGAATATATTTGAGTTCTTTGGTCATTTCTTACTAAATAACTATCATCTTTGTCTAAACCTACCGTAGAGTTAAATGTTCTAAGAGCAGTTGCGCCCATATAAAAAGCACTGTTAAAATCAGAAGATTCTTTAGACCAATAAGCAGTAGAACTTTCAGTAGTATTTTCTCCTAATTCTCCTAACTCCCATAATGGTACTTGTCTGTCCATTATAGATAATGCGTCTTTTGCAGTCAAACTTAAAATTCTACTTCTTTCGTTTTGATTAATATTCATCCCTTGAAATGGCCCTCTCCAAATTGGTCTGTCTATACCTTTGTAGAAAAATAATAAATTCCAATCTGCAACAGTGCCAGTAAAAATATTGGATAAGAAATGACTATAATCTTGGGTACGAAAACCTATTTGTCCGTTTGATGTATTCATCGCGGCATCATCAGCAATATCTATTTTGAGGGTAGAAGTACCGTTGACAGGATTACTCATCTTCATGTTTGTTATAGGCGGTAAAACAGTACCATCTGCTCTTTCAGTCATACATTGATACAAACCTACTCTATCTATCATAAGAGTGTAATGATTATCGTTAGCGGCGTTAGTTCCTTCTTCTACAATAATTTGCCACCCTTTCATAGCACTAGGTAAAAACGCCGCGCCAGTATCTCCGTTGTTGTTCATTGTAAAAGGCCCATCAGCACCGCTAGTATTTTTTACAGCAGTACCGTCTTTGTAGACAGTAAATCTATTGTTTGTGTAGTCTATCTGAAACTCAAGGTCAATCCACAAAGATGCGGGGTTGTATGTAGACCCGTCCCAAGTTGTTATCTGATTATGATAATCATATGTACCGCCTAAACCGTTGTTGGCTGCGGTACTAGCACCCAAATCTATTTCCCATTCAATAGCAGCCGTATTTGTGTTTTCTAAAAAGCCTTTTTCACCTGTTGGTGTTACAGAACTTGGAAATCCAATTTGTATCGTGAGTTTAGGAGAGTTTGCCACATAACTTAGTCCTAAGTTGCCCATAGAAAGAGATTGTATAGCGAAGCGCAATCCAAAAGTATCGTTATCTTGTCTGCTGTTTAACATTCCATCATATGCTATGGCTGGTCTTTTTTGACTATCTTCTACAATACTTGAATTACCAGCAAAATAAGTTTGTATGCACAAAAAGGGCATACCGGACGGAGAGCGATGTGGCATATAATGAAGTCTAGGTGTTTCTACTGTATCACTAGAAGGAGTTGTAAAGTGGTTAAAATCAAAGTTTCTTTCTCCCATCCAACAACCTGTTAGATGAGCGCGTTGCATATAAGTTACTGCTGCTGTATTTATTGTATCTAGTTCCCCTGCGTTGCTTTCGCTAGTGCTTGTACCTTCATCGTAGTATTCAATAGTGTAAGGTTGCCTTTCTTCTCTACCAAAAGTAGAGTCGTAATCACCTGTCGGTATATAGTAAGAACCACTTGTATCATGACCGTTACAAAATAATAAGTAACCATCACTACCAGAGTTATTAAATCGATATTTGTTTGCTGAATGACTGTCGGGATATTGTAGTTGCGCTCTACCTTCCCATTTTTCAGGGTTCTGTCTGTTGATGTCGTAGGTAAGCCATTCTGCGGGACTTACGCTTTTTATGTAGCAGAATGTAGCAGATACTACTTTGTCTTGACCTGCTACTTGGTTTCTATCTGGTAAAGACCAACGGTAACGAGGATTAAGAGTAGCCTCTCCATTCATAGGATTGCCGTAGTGAGTTTTATCGCTGTCATAGTTTAATGTAAGGCTTGGGTCATTATCGTCGTTAGGAATGGCTCTAGCACCGTTAAAATCGTCATAGTAGCCAGCCAGCATGAATTGATAATCAAATGTTGTACTTCTTACCATGCCTTCACCACTTCACTTACGCTGGACTTACGTTTATACCGTTAGTTACCGCTCTCTCGTTTATCTTCCTCAAAATTTCATCTGCTACTTGGTCGGTAGTCATACCGTTGAAATTGTTAGTCATAATTATCTCAGTATTGGCTACAAAGTTTTCAACGCCTTTCTGCTCTATCTGCTTTACCAAATCACCAGTAATATTGCCAGCCTTGAAACCAAAGAACAACTCTTCTCTAGCGTTGTTAAATTCATCAAACAACTGTATGGAGTTTTCTATTTCTGAATTGAAACCACCCATACTTCCCTCTGAGCCATTAATTGTTTTTTGTAAATTATCTAATGCCTTGTCGTTTTGAAGAAGTGCTTCTACAAATTCATCTATGTTATCAATACCTTCGCTTTCGATAAAGTTAGCAAAATCTTCATTGGATGCTAATAAATCATTTATCTGCTGAGTCAATACTGCCGCTTCATCTGCTGCTTCCCCCATCGCGCCAGTTGAACCCAACACTATTCTATTTAGTGCAAAACCGGCTGAGTCCATAAAACCTTCACCGCCTATCATCGCGAATCTACCTGTTTCTTCATTAAACTTACCAAATGTTCCTGTAATATCATCTAATTCTGTTTGTAAAGCGAATAACTCTTCTGCTGCCGCTTCAAAACCTAATGCGTCTGCTGTTTCGCTTCCTACAACACCAATTAGTCTTTCATTCAAAGAAATCAAATCCAACAGTTGTTGTTTTCTGTCTTCATACTGCGCTCCTTCTAAACCAGAAATTCTATCTATTTCATTTTCATATTCTACTATTTCATTAGCCAATTGTGTTATTGATTTAGTATTATCTTTAAAAGCATCTGCTGTATCTTGTATGCTGGAAGTTCCAGTTTGAGCAAATTGTTCTGTATCGCCAAAGAAACCTAACTTTTCCATAAGGAACGTCAACCCGTAACCAACAGCAATAAACGCTGCTAATGGAGCAATTGCTCTATAAAAAGCACCCGACAACTTAGAAACAGCACCCTCCGCAGACAAAGCCCCTACCACTATGCTATTTAGGGAAATTGAATATGCTTGATTTGCTGCTGTTGCTTGTCCTGTTGCCACCGCTATTCTGTGTCTAGCGCGCTCCATGATTGTCTCTACGCTTATGCCTATACCCATTTGCTTAGTTAGTTTCATCATACCAAATATCTGCGGTATCATAGCAGCGTTCATTAATATCATAGCAACTCGCATTCTCTTTTCTCGCGCCTCTGCGTCTTTTGTCGCGCCTGAAAACATCATCATAGCAGAGCCAGCGGCCATCATGGACATAGCAAGTTGTTGTGCAGCGACAGCCTCTTTACCAATCGCAACACCTCTTTTTTCTATTTCTTTAGAATCATCCATCTCACTTTGGGCATCTGCTCGTTGTCTTTCTGCTTCTGCGTTTGCTACAAGATGACCTATTTCCGCAGCAGATTCTTTATTCCTTTCTCTCAAAGCATTTAGTTGTAAAGTTATTAACTCTAATCTATCGCTATCATCTGCTTTTAATCGTTCCAAACTTATTTCATGCTCTAACATTTCTTCATGTTGTTCGCGCAAAATTATTAACTGTTGTTCGGCTAGTTGTAAATCTTTTATAGATGAATCTAGGAGAGTAGTTGCATCACTGATAAGTTGTTTAGTGACTGTTTTTCTTTTATCTCCAGCCATCGCTACGTCTAAATCTGCTGCTGCGTCATCAGCAGCCAACTGAGCCTGTTCTGCTGCTTCTTGTGTTATTTGTTGCTCTACTTCATTTTCTCTAACCAAAAGGGAAAGTCTAGCGAGTTGTTCCCTAGTTTTTTGCCTTTCAAATTGCATTATATCTTGTTCATTTTCTAGTCTTCTTTGTTCTGATACTTGTCGTGCCAAATCATTTTTCATTTGATTTAATTGTTCATTACTTACAGTTCTTTCCATCATCGCTCTAGTTTCTGTGTCTATCAACAAATCTCTTGCTATCATACCGGCAAGTGCTGATTTTTGGTTTTGTTCCTCTAATTCTGTGTTTATTAAATTATTAAATCTTTGACGACCTCTTAATTTACTAGACATAAAATCTTCTCTAATCATTTCTTCTCCCCGTAAAGAAGCAGTAAGAACTTTTTGTGTTGCTATTGCTACATTTAGTTGTAGCATATTGACGTAGTTTTGATAAAAACCAGAGGCAGTATCTTGAACTACTTTAGCAACACCAAATAAATTATTTAGTACACTACCGCCCGTACCAGCAAATACCGCAGTTAGTTGTTTGTTGTATTCTGCTTGCACTTCGGTAGCCATAATAACAGAAGGCGTAAGCGCATCACCAAGAGTACCTTTGTATTTGTCTAATCTTGCCTCTGCATCTCTAAGAACAGTAACTTGATTTTGTAACCTAATATTTACTTCATCCATAGCCGGGCTAAGACCCAAAGTAGATTGTATCATTAACTCCTGTGTCCTTTCGTTGTTTTCCATCAATTTTAAGAAACGCGCATAATGATGAGTACCGGCTACTGCAATAGCAAGATTTGTTTTTTGTTCACCGTTTAAGTTTTGATATGCTGGAGCAAGTTCATTTACTATTTGTGTCAATGCTCTCATATCGCCGTTTGAATCTCTCGTAGCAACTCCTAACGCTTCTATTTCAGTAGCAGCCCCGCTTGTATCAGCACCCAACCTAGCATAGATTTGTTTTAGCGCACGACCAGCCTTTCCTTGTTCTTCACCAGCCTCAATCAAAGTAGCGGATTGAGCAGCCATACCTGCTATGCTTTCATTTGCCAAATCTGCCTGTGACGCAAACTGATTCATAACGAAAGTCATATGTTGCATTGTTGCTGCGCTTCTGTTTTCAATTGTGTTCAATTGGTCAAGAGTTGCTATACTGTTTTCTCTAACAATATTGGCTTGTTCTTCTGCATCCATAGCGCGGAATTGCTCTAGTGTCATTTCTCCAAGCATAAATCCTGTCTGCTGTTGTAAGTTAATTAGTTTGGTCATGGCCTCTTCTGTTCCCATACCACCAATCAAACCGAATTCCATACCTACTTGTGTAGCAGCAGGTATAACGTCGGGACCAACAACAGAAGACAACTGTGCCATACGAGCAGCAGCCATAAGTGCTTGGTCTGCTGTAAAACCAAAACCTTGACCTATCTGTACAACCTCACGGGCTATTTTATCTGCATCATCAGCAGTCTCAACGAACTTTTCAAACTCAATACGAGCATCTGCAATTCTGTTAGCAATAGGTATTACGTCATCTGTTAGAGCAGCCATTTTTGCTCCAAACATAGATGCGGCGTCTTCAATACCAGACAACCCATCAAGAGCAAGTGAATTTAGAGTTGCGAACTGCGCCCTAGCATCTTTTAGCATTCTGTTACCGTAAAATACACCGATAACATCGAAGAAAACACGGGAAGCACCAGCACGATTAACAAGCATGGTTGCCGCACAAACGACTAAGATAAACCAAGTAGGGATAAGTTCAATCATTCACTATCCCCACTTTCATTACTGCCCTCAATCGGGACATTCGCATCTCTCAACGCTTGGAACAGGTCTTTATTGTTGTTTAAGAGTTCGCGTTTTTGGTTGCGTCTAGCAACCATAGATTTACCATCCTTCTTAGCATCTTTTGTTGCTTCGCCTATGCGGTCATTTATTTCATTTGCTACTACTAAATCAAGTTCAAGTAGTTGCTGCCCTCCCGCGCAGTCATACCTTCCCCACAAATCGGAAGGTAAAACGCCTTTGAAAGCCATACACAAAGGCGCGGCTACTCGGAAGAACTGCCCAAAGGGACTGCACCCTCCGGGTCATCTCCACGAACAAATGATAATAAATCTCTTAATTCTGCGCTAGTTAATGTATCTACATCAACATCGTCATCAAGAATACAATCTGGAATCCAATCAGCCATTTGTGTAGATACGCCTCCACCGGCTTCATCAAGAGCAGTTACGAAATCTTCGTTCTGTTCATCTGTCCATTCAGTAGGGTCGCCAAAATGCCTGAACTTACGAAACACCTTTGCTTGAATGTTTTCTATTCGTAATTTCTGCATACCGGATGCTTGTCGCACCCAAATTTTGCGTCCGTCGTTTAATTCAATTTCCTTTTTTAGTACCGGCATCTTTCTTCACTTTTCCACTTTTCTTCTTTGAAGCCTTCTTTGGCTTCTCTTCACTTACTGGTTCTGTATATCTTCTTGACATTTCCAATCACCTATTACTGGTCTTCAAACACCACATACACAGTAACTTCGTTACTGTTCTTGTTTCTCTCGTACATGATTTGATAAATAATATCGTTGTTAGCAAATGTGCTACCACGAAGAAATGTTTGTAAGGCTGCTGCAAGGCCAGCCATTGTAGTCTGTAACTCTGCGACGGTAATCTTTGTCTTATCGACAATCTTAATGCCGCCGTCACCGACTGCCATTATTCTTCACTCTCCTTCTTAGAAGGTGTTTTCTTAGCAGCAGCCTTCTTAGGTGCTGCTTTTTTAGTTGCCTTCTTAGGAAGTCTGCGAATGTATTTTAGTGCAACGCTTTTGTTCTCAAGTCTTGCTAGAACTTCTGCGGAAGCCTCATCAACTTCATGTCCAAGAGATTCTGCTAGTTCTATAAAACTCATTTAATCACCTCAAGCGTCATACTGTGTGGATGAAAGTGAAGTTCCTTGTGCCGTTACGGTCATACAACCTCTGTCATCGTCGAACAAAGCAACGAAATTTACGGTCATTGTGTTAGTATCGCGACCGCTTACTGATGCTTCGGGAGCCTCAAAACGTATCTTTTCAAACTGAATCTTTATGAAATCTGCTGCTGCTTCGTCTTTTAATTCAAGTACAAGAACTGGAGCAGCACCGTCATTGTATTCAAGACCATCAGCCGCAATTAAACCGTCATAAGTAGGCTCGTCAAGAGAACTTGTGTAAATTACCTTGTTAAATTCAAGGGTTCCAGTCACTTCACGCCGTTGTGCCGGAGGTGCGCGACCATATGTACTGGCTCCGATAGCATAAGCGTTATCTGTATCACGATTTAAGTTAATATCAAAAGAAAATGATTTAACAGATGCCGATGCTGCGGGTGCGCCCGAACTACCATCATCGAAGTTGACTACTCCGTTAGCGAAGTATAGTGCATCGAGAGCGACACCATCGAATGTAGGAGTAGCAAGAGCGGCGGTTGCGGATTCTGCTTTACCTACAAAACCAACACTCATTGTAGCGTATTCTCCAACCGAAGCACTTACGCTTAATGTGTTAGTCATCATACCAGTAAAAGTGTGTTCTTTTTCTTCACGGCCAACACGGACAGTGTAAGATGGATAAACACCAGCAGATGCGCTTGTAAGAGAAGGCTCAGTTAGAATGTGCTTGTAGATGGACCCCGATGGGTTGCTAGTTGTATCTTGTGGGAAAAAGGAGTAAAATAGGTTTCCTACGAAATCATCAACCTGCATAGCGAGGTTAATGTCGCCTTCTGAGTATTCAGTTCCGGTTACGGACTTTGCACTGATTGGTCGGCTCATGTCCATACGGGTCATAAGTTCATAGTTGTGACGAATACTTTCATCATCAACTTCTCCGTAAATAGGAGTTCCGCTCGGCTCGGTCCCATAAGTGGACTCTTTCTCTATTGAGACATAACGATTTAAGAATTCGACCATAGGTTAGCACCTCGACAGTATTTGTTGATTCCCCGATTGATTATTAAGCATTCGCACCTATCTAACGATGACGCATATCGATTCTACGCATATATGAAAGTTCTAATCGATGTACGCAAATAAAATCATCAGAGTCTTTCCTAGAATCTAAATCAGCATTGTATGAAGTTAGGCTATCAGTAGTGCCTAGCAGTCCTGTATTTATGTATAGTTCATCGAAAACTTCGCCCATAATGTTTAGGCCCATGCGATAAGCATTTTCATAATTTGTTCCCTTTGTAGTAACAAAAACCATTACATTGTAATCTTGTGTTATCTTACTACCAGATAAAGCCTCAAACTCTGGTGACGATAATCTTTCTATCAAAACGTGTATTGTTGGTGGAGCAAAACGATTTAGCATTTCAGAAGATAAGTCATAACCATATACTATTGAAGAGTTATCTACTTGTGTCTTCAAGTACATTCTTGTGCTGTTTCTTAGTTGTTCTACAACAGAAAGGCCCATGCGAGCCAAAGCATCTTGAGCAAAATCAGAAGGTAGTAATTCATCTGGTCCGAAAGAGCCAGCACTTGTGTAATAAACTGAACCCCAATCTACTGTACCGGAAGAATTACCCCATCGTACATCTTTACCGGAGCCACTAGCAGCGGTTACAGATAGATAGTGCGTAGCACCGTCATCATCCTCTATGATTTCTCGCATATACAATCTAGCGTTGCCACTAGCATCTAGTGTAAGGCGTAGTATAATTGCTACTGCCTCTTCGTCTTGTAGTGCTAAATCAAGGTCTGGTGTAGTAGCCGTACTAGCACCAACAAGGTCTAGGGTAGACGAGTTACCCTTTGCTCTTACTTCTACTCTGTAATCACCATTGTCTAAGCGCATAAGAACAGCACCATTACTAGGCAACGCTCCTGTGTCTGGAAATTTAAGTGCTGTTATAATTGTGTAATCGCTCGTTGTAGGAGTTTGTGACCAATAACCATTGTTGTTGATTCTCCAGTATTCACCACTGGCTGCGCCACCATTACCAGTTACAGACCAAGAATCGTTAAACGTACCAGTTAAGGCTGCTGGATTCGTGCCGTTCATACGACTTGTCCAGTATTGTGTCTTGGTTGCGATAGCCATTAACTCACCCTTCCACTACTTTTATTCAAATTATTAAACTCGGCAATCCTCAAATGTTTTAGTGTTTTTTCATCTAAGTGTTTCTTAAACGCATCATGAAATCTTTCTACTATTCCTTTTCTGTTGTTTCCGGGCGGGTCAAAACCCGGATGCCTAGCATCTTTGACTAATAATACTTCTCCGACCTTTGCATCGAATGAAAAGGTAGGCGATGGTGTTACACCTCTAAAACCTTGCCTACTGCTTCTAAAATTATATTTAAATTGCGGTACTCCCATTTCGTAAGCCTTTGCTAAATTAAATCCCCCACTTGGTTTTCTGTTTTCAGTAGTTTTGGGGTTAGCGTCTGGTGCAGAAACAGCAGTAATACCACTATATTGAGTATGTCCATCATTCCAATCACTTGACCCGGCAAGTGCTCTTACATAAGAGCCTCTACCATCTTGTAAGAAGGTATAACCTAAAGAGTCCCATATTCTTTGCTGTGCGCTAGACGCTCTATTTCTATTATGTTTTGTTAATTGTTTTCCTTGATATTTACTAAAATCAGCCCTATCTACAAATTTTTGTGTAACTCCCGTTGGTGCTGGCATACCAAAAACATCAACATCTTCTAATTGCATACCAACTTCTTTTTTTGCTTCTATAAAGGCGTCGTTGTAACCATCCATTATAGCCTGTTTTACAGTTTCTCTACAAAGGACTCCAAATTTATCCATAATTTTTTTTGAGCCTTTATCTACATAAGTTGTAAAACTTAAAAGATTATGATGTGTTGTTCCCGCTAAACGTGTTCGCGGGTTTCCTCTTCCTCTTGTAGTAGTGCTGTATGCCATTTAATCACCTCAATCTACTGAACCGAGGTGAGCAAGACGTACTAAATTATTAGTTCCTCTCTCGCGTAATACAGTTCCTCTCATACTACCTTGTGGACCCGTTGTTTGAAATGTAGATTCATCTTCATAATAATACGCTGCTGCTAAGTCAGCACAAATTTCACGTAATACGTGCGCTTGTTCTCCTTCCTCTACGGTAACACCGGAAGCATGGTCAAAGGATATACCTGTAACACCTGTAAGGTCGTTAGTAGATTTACCAGACCACTTGAAGGAATCACCATCTACGTTACCATTACCAGCACTACTAAATCCTGTACCGCTAGTCAAAGTAATCGTAGTAGCACCAGCAGAAATAGCACCGTTTAGTGTGGTACTTGCTATCTCGCGTGACGGCACATCTCTGCCGTAATCACGATAGCATTGGTCAATATCAATTGTAGCCCTGCGAATTGAATTTGTAATGCGTGTGTTAGCGCGTGTACGCTGGTCACTATTTAGACCTAGACGAGTACCTACATCAGCAACAGAGCAATAATAAGCCATTGATTATTCCTCCACTGGAAAGTAAAGGTCTAGCCATTCTAAAAGATAACGAGGATTATTGTCCATCCTTAGCATCCTCCACCGCATCAGCGATTTCTTCAACTTTGTCAGTTGCTTCGCTTACGGTGTCAAGGACTTCTTCAAGACTAATTTTTCCATCAGCCATGACGCTCTTGTATTTATTTAAGCCCCATGCACCTGCACCGACTACTAACATTATTACTGGAATCCAAATTTCTAAATCGCTCATTTTTTTCACTCTCTATCATATACTACTTGCTTAACTGCCGACAACGGAATCACTGTAAAATGCCTATCTGCTCCCGGCCTGTAAATCTTGTAGCCATGTGGTGTCTCTTCAATGTTCACATTGGTAAAAGACTTTTCCGGCGGTAAATACACTATTTTTCCCTTTCTTTTGCTCATTCATTCATCCACTCCTGTAATTGTTCATCTGTTGGCGCAGTACCAAGGTCAGAAGGCCATGCCCTGCGTATAAAAACAGATTGGTTATTTGTGGCATCCCAACCGACCACACCGTAAAAAAACTGGTCGAGAGTAGGGTATTGTTCTGCCAAAACTTGTTGTAATGTTTTACTCATTGTCCAAACACCCTGTATATTGCTAATTGCGCGAAATAAACTGTTTTAGTAGAACCAATGTTTTGATAAACTGCTAAACCTACTTGGTCATTTTGTGAAAAGGATGCAAAATATTGTACTGGATTTATGTCTCCACCATCACTGTTACCAGTAAGGCTAAACGTAGCCCCTAAAGATGCAGTTCCACCACTACTGTTTTGTGTAATTCTAGCGATGTAATAAGTATTATCGTTACCAGCCCATGAAGAAAAACCTACCGCGCCATGAATAAAGTAAAGACCGTCTGCTGGTATAGTGTAGCCTTTTTTATTTCCTCCACCTGCATAATTAGGAACATCATC